TTATTAATAATTCTTTGATTGCATTATATAACTTTTGATCCTCCGACATTTGTACTTGTTCTCCAAAAAATCCTTCGATCGAAAATCCTTTTATTTCTCCTTTAATTATTTTATTTCTAATATCTTCGTTGTCTACAGAAATAGCAACCAACCAAGTATTTAAAGGATAATCAAATCCGTACATTACAGACTTATCGTTTACCATATCCTCTTTTAACCAAGTTTCAACGACATTAACTCCTTCGATTTTTGTTTTATGTTGGAGTGTTGAATTACCCTGATTACCATCCTTCATAAATTTGTGAGCGGTTTTGGTAATTGTTTCACCACTAAAAAATACTTGAAATACATCCCCATCTTCGCCCATTCTATCAATGTGCATATCAGGAATAAGAACAGCACCTACTAAAATATTTTTTTTGGCTGCTACTTCTTTAAATTCAATTTTATGATCTTTTGATAATGCTATCCAATTTTCTTGAATTGCTGGTCTATCGACTAAACTAATCGCAAAAACCCCTTCATTATCTTCATCCAAAATTAATTCGACTATCTTCATATATGTATAACGTAAAAAGTAGTGTTTTGTTTCATTATTTAGAATAAATAAAAATAACTATCCTAAAGATGCGTTTGTAATTATATTACGATTTAGCGATTGACCTGTTGTAACATCCCCTGCGGTAACGTATGCTTTAATAGGTGGTTGCTCTCTACCTAATGTTTGTGCTAATTGATTTGCTCCTGAATTTCCTACTACGTTAAATTGTGGTGCTGTTGTCCCTGCTTGTGTTGCATTTCCCATCGGTGCTGAACCACTTCCTCCACCGCCCGGAACTTTAACTGCTAAAATAGATTTAACATTTTTAATACCTGCTGCAATTGCAATACCAGCATTAATAGGTGCTAATATTGGACCAACATAAGGAATACCTACAGTAGCATCGTATGCTTTTTGTGCTGAACTAAATGTATTAATTGTAGCACTTGCAACGGCAGCAGCTTTTCCTGCAGCAGTTTCTTTACCTAATAAATCAGACATTGCAGATAATGTATTTGCAACAGCATCAGCAGCTTCTAATTTAGCTTTCATTTCTTCAGCAGCAATAGCTTTTCTTATAGCTGCTTGTTCTTGTTCATTAGTAGTTCTTTTTATTTGTGCTACTTCTATTTGATTTAAAGATGAAATTTCTAAACCTGCAGCAGGAGTTAATTCATTTTCTAAAGGTTTATTTTTTTCACGTTCTTTCATTATAGCATCTGAACGTTCCTTTTCTGTTTTTAATCTTGCTTCATTTTCTTTATCTTTTATTTCTTTAGCTTTTTTATCTTTTTCAGCTTGTCTATCTGCATCTGCTTTTGCTAATTCTCTATTAAGTCTTTTAGCTAATTCAACTTGATTTGCACCATCTTCTTTTAATGCTTCTGCATAAGCATTTTTAGCTTCTATTTTTCTTTTTGTATATTCATCTAATTGGTCACCGTGTTCAGTCATAAATTTTTTATTGACTTTTAACGTATTTTCTGCGTCTTCTTTTAATTTGTCTAATGCTCTTGTGGCATCTGAAGTAGCACCTACGAAATCAGTAACTGCATTTACTATTGAGCCAAAGAAATCACCAACAGATTTTAAACCAGGAATAACATTTAATACAGCATCTTTGACTTTACCAAAGTTTGCAATAAGCAAACCTAATCCAATAACAATAGCACCTAATCCTGTAGAAACTAATGCAAGTCTAAATAGTTTTAATCCTCCAGTAGCAGCTTCGGTTACAAATGTTGCTGCAGCTGTAGCACCTGCGTAAAGTTTTTGTGCAATAGAAGTATTTTTTAAAACTGCTCCTAATTGCTTAAATGAATCTATACTTTCTCCAACAGATTGTAATCCTTGAGAAATAGCCATTGCAGATTGAACTTTTAAAAGTTGTCTTTCTAAATCTTTGCTTTCAATTCCAACTAATCCCAAAGCACCTTGATAGGCAGCGAAACCTCCAGCAACCCCACTTAATGAAGCAGTTAATGCTTTAAATTTAGCATCAGGATTGAACGCATCTGTTAATGCTTTTGCATCACTTATTCTATCTTTTAATTCTCCTGCTTTTTTGGCTGCATTTACAGCTTCTCTTGAAGTTGCACCAAACTTTTCAGATAAAGCAGTAACTTCATTTTGTGCTTGTCTTAATTGACTTTTTAAACTGCCAACACTCTTTTCAGTAGCATCTAAATTACTTTGTACTTCTAAATTAACTACTTTATTTTCCATTCTCTTTTTATTTTTTTAAATCCTTGCTTCCAAGTAGTTACTAATTGATATTTTCCCTTTGCTATTTCTATTGTTTCGCTTTGATTGTAATGTGAATCTAAAGCTAACATATCTAAAATGTGTTTAAGCATATTGTAATACGTTTAAATAAGTTGTTAATACTGATACTCCATTTTTAAAATATTCTATTCCTATTGTTTCATTTCTATCTACTGCTGTAGCGTTTGCATCAACTGTAACTAATAGATTTGTGTCTGCAATATTATCTGTAGAATCTGACCATCTTACAAATACGTTTCCTGTATCAGGTAAAATATCAAAGCTATCATACTCGTTTAAATAGATAACATAGTCTACACTCTTTGCAGTATTATCAACCATAATTGCATCGGATGAACTGAATTTATAACCAACAGTTGAAGCAGCATCTGCTCCTCTATAATCATTTATCAATTCGAAGTCTGTTTCTCCTGTAGTTAAATCCGATGTAAATTGATTTATAATATATCGTTTGTCACGAATTATAAGTCTATCATTTAATTTTAAAGTTGATAAAACCATATCAGGAATAACTGCTTTAACTTTTACTATTCTTGTTTTAGGATTGTAAAGATTTGCTATATAGTTTTCGTAATGCCTTTTGTAAAGTCCATTACTTGCGTTTGTACTATACCAAGGCGATTGATATTCTCCGAAGTTAGAACTCATTAAATAATTCAAATCAGTAGGAACTGTACTATATTCGTTTGAATATCTATTATAGTTATTTATTGTTACTGGAGTTGAACCTGTAGTAGTTACATAAATCGGAAAACTTGAAACAGAAGTTAATCCATTTTCATAAATTAATAATGGTTTAGGTGTGTATGGTTTTAAATCCTTATCTATAAAAGTTGCAGTTTCAAAATTGTATATATTACTTCCTATACTTGCTCTTTCAAATAATAGGTTTTCAAATGGAAGTTTGATTTCATAGCTTTGATTCTCATTTACGTTATCATTATTTAAAACCAAATCCCCATACTCTAAATTGTTAATTCTATAAAAAGCATTATTCAAAACGTTACTTGATTTTTCGTATTGAAAATTAATTGACTTAAATAGTTTAGGTCTTTCTATATCCGCTTCTTCCGAACGTATGTATTTAGTCACATCGTTTACGTTTCCTGCTTGATAATATAATTCTAATGGTATTAATTCAAATGAAGTTTTTGATGTTGGAATAATCATTAAATTAAACATCTTAACTAATCCTATAACAAAATCAGAAACAGTAATATCAGGAACAAAATTTTTAATTTCAATATTTCCAACTGTAATTAAAGTTGTTGTTTCAGCATAACTAATAGATGAAAAAATACTTAAACCAGGATTAAATCCACCTCTTTTATATTTTAATTTAACAGCAGTAGTTATTGAATTTTCACTGTCTATTTTAAACGTATAAACATTATCACCTTGACTCCAAGATTGTAAAACTAATACTGCATTTACTGTTTGTATTCCCATTAAATCAGAATAAGTAGATAGTAAAACTCCATTTCTATAAACAAAAATTCTATATTTTGTAAGTAAAGAAGCAGAATTAGGAGTTATATCTAAATCAATAGATATATATTTATTTGTTGTTACTGAAGTTCCAAAGTTATAATTTGTAGTTATACTTGAATTAGTATTATTATATTCAGAAAATGGAGTAACTCCAGTTATTATAGGTAAATTAATTAATTTTTGTTCAGTAGGTACAAGTAAATTTTCAGCATTCTTACAATACAATCGTAATTTTTTCCATTGAAATAAATCTAAAAAGCTACCTGTAAAAGTTATTCCATATTTATTTTGAATAAATGTGATAATATCAGTCAAATTTATAGCAGGAAATAATTCATTCCATTTTATAGCTCCTGTAGATAAAGTAATATCTTCTAAAGTATTAGCTGTTTTGTATTCAAATTTTTTAGCACTACCTAACAAAGGGTACATTACAGAATAAGGAATAGCTGCTGATATTCTATTTCTAATGTTTATTGAATTATAAGTATGGTTTAAACTACTATAATCTAAAGTGTTTAATTTGTCATCTTTGAATAGGTCTTTTAATTGCGTTAAGTTTCCATAAAAAGTAATAGTATAACTTTCAATCATTCCATTTTTGCGATTGGCTTTTTCTAATTGAAAATTTCCTTTCTTAAATGTAACAGTATTTATTTCAATATAACCATCGTATCTTTTTCCGTGTTCAAATGAATTATCAACTTCACTTTCGTACCAATGTTTGAAAATTTTATTGTTATTTTTAGAAGCAGGAATAGTAAACGATTGAGAATAATCCGTAAATACTTTTCCTATATCATTTGCATTTTGAATAGAAGAAGTAACAGATATTTTTTCATCGTTAAATAATTCAATCCTTTTAGAAACTGAATCATCAATTATATATAATGCAACTACATTCATTATACTACATCGTTTATAAGGTTAAAAGCATAATCAAATTCTATTTCGTAGTTAATCATTTTGTCTTTTAAACTTGTTTTTAAGTCTGTACTTGTAGTTTTTAATTCAACAGGTTTATCATCTAATAAAATGGTTTCAGATAATAACAAATCAGTTATTAAATCAGAATAGTTTTCATCCACCCAACCGGTATTTAATTTTATACTTTGTTGTCCGTTTATGTTAAATGATTTTGTTTGTGCTTGTGATATACTATAATCTAATTGCGAAGGCATCATTTTATAAGTTGAACCTTTTGTGTTAATAGTATTAGTTTGTGCCTTAAAGAACGTTAAAAACTGCCACCCACCTTTACGATTAATATAAGAACAAACAACTGGAGTGTATTTAACTTCGCAAACAGGGACTACTTTGAAACTATATAATTTTACTGCTGTAATATTATTAATAATCTGCAATGTACTTTCATCTTCAAATCTTGTTAATGAACTTGTTACAGGAACTACTAAATTATAAAATGAAGTTGCAGTATAAATAGTATCTATAGCAGCACCTGTTTTAGGTACTTGTCTTATTTTAAGTGCTTTTGTACCACTTGTATTATCAAACAATAAATTTATGTAAGGATATGGCTTTGACCTATTGTAATAAATTGTTTTTGCGTCATCACTTAAAGCAATAAAGTCAGATATTGTACTAGCATTTAATCCATCTGTGTATTTAGTATATCCATTAACTCCTATGTATGAAGTTGAACTAATTAATGTATCTACTCCTGAAACAATTTTATATTTTTTTATAGTTACATTGCACCACATACTAGAGTATTCTCCAACAATACCACTTCTATCAGGATAAGGTGATAAATTGTTTATGTATTCTCTAACATAGTTTGATATATTAAAACTTAATTCTATTTGAGTTGTTGAAGGAATATCTTTTGACAAAGTATAATTTGGAGTTGCAGGTTCAGCTCCTCCATCACTCCATAAATATATTTTTACTTTTGCACCCGTTTGCCCTGTTTCATTTACTTTAATTAAATAAGGACTTCTTACATATATTAAATTCATTTTATATCTTTTAAATTATAATCTATCATCGTTTCAATGTCTGCCCCAAATGCTTTTATTAAATCGGTATCTATAAACTTTTTATATCCAGCTTCAAAAGGTTTTGTAAAAAACAGACTTGGTTTAATTCCTTTGTGGTAAACGGATCGAGTTATTAAAAAAGAGGTTTGTTCGTAGCTTAAAAACTTCCCTGATTTTTTATCTCTAAATTGAAAACCTTTTAAGCGTACCCATTTATTAATACCCTGCGTTAATCCTCCTTTTCTACCTGTACCGCTTCCAAATTTAAACGGACTGTTTGGAGCTTTTGAACTTGAGGTCTTTCCCTTTACCCCTTGATCCTGAAACATACCGTAATCATCCATTTGGAAACCTACTATAAAATAGTTTTTCTCCTGGACCACTTCGCCTTTTAAACTATTATACAATTCCTTCGTTACATTCTTACCGCCTTTGGTTAGATTGCTTCTCGATTGTTGAATTACATAATCACGAAATCTTTTAATTACTATTTCAGTAGCTGTTAACAAATTGTCATATCATTTGGAATTAACACATCGAATGTAGCTGTACATCCTGCAACTTTATCCTCAAATCTATCTCTGAAAAATTCATAGTTTGCACCGCCTAATAATTGAAACTTGTCATCGAATAAGTTACCCCTTTTTAGCAATTCAACTAATCTAATCCCAACCATTGACTGCGTATGTATCACATCTTGTTCGTTACTATCGTCATCATTGACTAAATCCATTGAAATAACAGACAAATTATAAGCAAATGCAGTTCCTTCTTCTCGGAATGAGTTCACGACAATATGAGAAATAGGATAAATATCCTGCTTATTAAGTGCAATATTGAATATTGATCCACTTGTAACTGTCTTGCAAAACAAATCAGTCTTTAATTGTGCTGTAATTGTTTCTAAAATTTGGTAATATCCTATCATTTCTTTTTAATCATTTCCATTTCTAATTCGTTTTTTTGTTTCTCAAACGTCAAATAAGTCAAACATTGATGTAAGGGTAATTTTGTTGTGGTATCAAACTCTCTAACGTTTCCTTGAGCAATAGCATAGATGCTTGAATACCATCCCCATCTTTTACCGAACTGTGCTGATTTAGAATATTCGCTATCTCCTGATTGTTCTCCAAATAATTCAGAGTAGATTTCAACAATTCGTTGCCTAAATTGTAAAAAAAAACCGTTGCACCTAATACAACATCTAATGGTGCGTGTTTCATTACATCGCTATATGTTATACTTCCGTTGTATTCTTCTATTGAATAGGTATGTTTAAACTTTTGTTTAATCGGTCTAAATAATACCGCCATTGCTTTGTGCATATTATCCCAATCCCCAATGTAAGTATCAAGGTCTGTATATTCTCCAAAAGATATTTCTTCCAAGTTCGGAATAAAACCGAACTCAACACCACCTAATGTAAATCGTTGAATTAGTTTATGCTCTTTTGAAAACATAACCCCTAGATTATTTGTTATCTCGTTTACATCTGAATATCTAATTTGTGCAACATCTTTCAAATCAATTCCGCAAAATAACTGCACCATCTTTTGCTGCAGGAACTCTCCTTCAGGATTGTCTTTCGCAATAGATAAAAAGCTCTGATACTGAACTAATTTAATCTCATTCAATTCAGTTGGTATTTGAATCTCTAACTTCATAATAGTATAACGTTTTAATTTATATTTTGTTTCGCTAATAAATGAAATATTTACCAGAGTTCGGATTATCTAAATGGTAAATGATATTGTAACGACTTCCATCGATAGCGTGATTCCAATTATCAATATATAATTTTGAGGATTTGTTTAAGTAAACATAGTTGTTAAATTCCTTTGCAATGTTGGAGCTGTTATGGTCTAATATAATTTCAAAGTCTTGCATCCTTACAATACCGCTTTCAATTGTTCCCTTCTTAACAGGAACTATATTAACCCCCTGATGCTTTAAGTCTTCAATCAGTCTAGGTTCAGCACTATCTGCAACAATTAATTTACCTTTTGTAATATCGTTTAACATTTGTGCTAGGATATGTGTTTTAATTCCTTTCTGATAAATGCACTCTTTTAAATATATTTTCTTATTAGAAATATCAATAGCCACTTCTGTCAAAGTATCTGGATCAATTGAAAATCCGAAATCCATTCCATAACTCGTTTGTAGTTGGTCCGGATTGAAGTCACCAAACTTCCAATTTGTAAAGACAACTCCTTCGGCTTTGTTTAACCATCCACCGAGTATAACGTGTTCATACTTCTTTGGATTGGTTTCTTTTATCTTATTAATCTCCTGAAGGAATGATTCGTCTAGGTTTTCAACGTTATCTAAATAAGTTGTATGAATGTAAGTAGTATTGTTTTTAATACCGTTAAATCCTTCCTGGACTCCTTCGCTTTCAAAGAAGCGTTTATAAATCCAGTGTTCTTTTGTTGCAGGATTAAGTATTAATATTATCCTGTTCTTAATTCCTTTTTGACGAATAGATAAATTAATTTTGTCGAATATATCCTCGTCAACCAACTCCTCCGCCTCATCTAATATCCAAGTTGTAACCCCTTGCAATGATTTTAAGTTTGCCGTTTGGTCACCGCTAGAGGTTTTAATTCCTTTGAAGATTATTTCCGATTTAGAAAGTATATTTTTAATCTCGCCTTTGTTCACATCGAAAATGTGGGATGCTTCTAGCAAATCAATCTTTTCCTGAAACTCTGGAATGATTGAAAGGTGTGCCGATGTCATCGTCTGCCTTGTGAATAGTATTTTATGATTTGATTCAAAAGATAAAGCCGATACAAACGCACCGACTTCAAAAGATTTACCTGATCCCCTTCCTCCTGTAACTACAAAATAACGAGTATCATTTTCATAAAGTGGAATGTATTTTGAATTAAGGTTTAGCATAGAAATTCGTTAAAGTCATTCCGTAAACTGTTTTAACTTTATGCTTTAATTCCTTACAAAGTCTTTTATATATTCTAGGATGTACTGTAATTACATTAGGCTTACTAACTAATCCTTTCGCATCTTCTACAATTCTATTATAAACTGGTCTTGTTATTTGTATCATTTGAATTTTACTATATCTTTTAAATCAAAATCGTTAATATTAAGATTTGTGTTTTGGTCGATTACTTGCGTTGCTGCTCCATATCCTGAATCCATTAATGCTTTATAAGCTGCGACATCTCCTTCTCTTGCTTTTTTTATTAATGCTAAAGTCATCAAATCTTCTTGTGTCATTTTCTCGGTTATTCCTGTAAGCGGATTTTTTAAATCTTGATTAATCTCTAGCCAATATTTAGCAATGGTACTTCTGTTTTTAGACCCCACAGGTCTTCCTTTAGGGTTTCCACTTTCACCTTTTTCAAATTTGATTAGGTTTTCTTTTTGTTTATCAGTTGGCATAATTAAAAATAAATCCTTTAGTACTTTGTTGTTTTCCAGTGCAACATTTTAAAATAATTTCTCGTTTAAATTTCAACATTTTACTTGCGTGAGTAATAGAATTAAAAAGTTGTATTTTCTCTCCTAATAAATTTTTCTGTATAACTTTCATAATAATTTTGTTTTAATAAACATATTGAACTATTCAAACAATATGTTCATTCCTTTGAAATCTTGCAATCCACTTTTCTCTCCAAAAAAATGGTTAGGTAAGAACGTAATAGTTTTTAATTTATCGTTTTAAAATATTCTTTTAAATACATATCTAAATAATATTTTTTATCCTTTTTACTTGCTAAAAAATATCTTTTATAAAAGTACTCCATTTTTTTTAATAATCAAAGTATCATCAAGTTTAATCATTCGCTTTACAATTACATCGCAGTTGTGTGGTTCAAACTCCATTAAATAAGCTGTCTTTTTTAATTGATGAGAAGCGACCATACAAACTCCACTTCCTCCAAAATAATCTAAAATAATTTTAGCATCTTTATTATATTCCTTTATACAAAAATCAACTAAAGCAACAGGTTTTTGTGTAGCGTGTACTCTTTTTTCTCCGTGTTCAGAACCTTTTAACATTCCTTTCCATAAATGTCTAAATATTCTAATTGAATTAAATTGAGATTGAACCCAAGCTAATTCGCAATCACTATTGTAATCCCTTTGATTATCTTCAACTCTTTTATCCCACACTAACCAATTAGCTGACTGCTCAGGTGTATGACAATAATAATTAGCACCAAACCATACTTGCGTATTTATGTTTTGATTAAATGATTGGTTAAATGCATCAATGGCGTATTGAATAGTGTCATCTTTAAAGTCAGGTAAATTGTTTCCTTTTGCTAAACCACCTCTTTTACTTCTATCTCCCTTTTCATTTATACCATAAGGCGGGTCAGTCCATATCATATCAATTTGAGCGTTATTTAATAACTTTGCAACTGTATCAGAACAAGTACTATCCCCACACAATAACCTATGCTCTCCAATCTCGTATAAATCTCCTAAAACAGTAATCGGTTCTTCTGGTGGTGTTGCATCAAAATCATCCTCTTCGGCTTCTAAAACTTCATCAACTTCAAAGTTAGGGATATCTAAACCCCAACTTTCTAATTCTTTAACGTCCCACTCATTCGCTAATATATCCCAATCCCATTCGCCACCGCTTGTATTATCTTTTATTAAAAATTCTCTTTGTTTTTCCTCTGATAAATCAGTAACTATAATTGGTATTTGTTTAAGCCCTGCTTCTTTACAAGCCTTGTAACGCATATTGCCACCGAGTATGATCATATCCTTATTAACTACAATCGGTCGAATGTTTAACATCTCAGGAAAGTCTTTAATAGACTGTACTAACTTTATAAACTTATCATCCTTAATTATTCTAGGATTGTTTGGATTAAGTTTAACCTCTGAAATTTTTACTATTTCCATAATATTTTTATTAAACTTTTATGCCAATACCGTTTAAAGCCTTTACAACCTCCAAATTATTATCGTAATGCTTTGATATACCTAACTCTTTTATCTTCTTAATTTTAGCTTCATTTGAACCTGTAGCGTACACATTGCCAAAAGGTATTCCTATCTCTTTGGCTTTACTTTGCATTCCTTGTTTAGATGAACGAGCTGATATTATATATATAACGTTATTTTTTGCTAATTGTTTCGCTAAATCAGTATATTTTTTTAAAGATACAGTTCCATCGAAGTCAAAACTAATCTTTTGATTTGCTAATTTTATATTAACAGCACAAACTGCGAGTCTTTGTTTCTCGTTTGGATATTCTGATTTCATCTTTTCATCGGACATACATCGCTCAATAAATTGATCGTGATGTTCTCCAGGATTAGGCTTTGGTATTGGCATCGTATATTTGTTTTAGATTAGATACATAATCTCTCCAGCAGGAAGGACATCCTTCTATTTCCAAATTAATATCGAATGTTCTAATATAGATTTCATTCAAAGCAGTTTTTAATATTGGAGTTAATTCTAGGTTATTCTCAAAATATTCTGTTAAGAAAGTATAGTCTAATTCTGAAAGACAATTTACGTTTTTAAAGTTTGGAAACTTTGCGTTTAAGTATTCCTTTCGTTCATTGCATCCACAATCATAACCTGTGGCTTTTGATATTGCAGAAACAACTGCATCAATTCCTGTAGCTTTTGTTAGTTGTTCAATCTGATCCCCTAACCCTTTAATTTTTCTTTTTGCCATATTCTAAAAGTTTTAAATTACATTTTTTTAAAGTTCTATAAATAATTTGATAATCGTAATCGTATTTCTTTGCAAATTTCCGAAGGGAAGTTTTCTCTTTTATGTATTCGAGATAAATCCTTTTATCGTACCAATGCCAAGTATCAATAAATAATAATATATCAGTTGTATCTTCTACTTCTTCTACTTCTTCTTTATCAATTGAATCTATAATCGGTATTAAATCTAATTTCTTTTTTCTATGATTATCCATTATCATATGGTGCAAAGCGGTAGAAAAAAAAGCATCGCTTACATTTTCATAATCATACAATTTGATATAACAATCTTGCACGGCATCTTCAGGGAAATCAACTTCTCCAAACATCTTGGCTAATTTAATCCAATAGTTATGCCGTTTATAGATTGAATTCATTTATATTATTTTATCACCGAAATAATTATTTAAAAATATCAATATATTATCTGTTGATTCAATATAATAGGCTGTACCTTTTATAATTAAAACTATTTCTAATTCATTCTCAATCCAGTACCCATCAATTGATTCAATGTTAATTCTAAATTCTACAAAAGAACCCGACATCCCTAGAGTGTCTTCTTCTTTTTCGATCCACATTTGTGTTACTAAAGTATAAGGATTTATCATATTCTACAAATATATATAAAAAAAATTGTTTTGTAACAAAATTAATTTTTATTTGTTATAAAATTTACTTCGTAATCACTCCAAATGTGTACAATCGCTCCTGCTTCGCTTAACTCTTGGATTCGTAATTGCTGAAGTGGTGAAAGTTTACCTTGTTCTCGTTTGACTTCAATAAACATCGCCTTGCCGTATTTGATTGCAAGTAAGTCAGGGATGCCGTTAGTTGAGGTCTTAATTAGTTTGGTAACATACCAGCCTTGCTCTTGGAGTTTCTTTTTAATCTTCGATTGAATTTGTTGCTCTGTCATTTTTTGAGTTTTTTAACTAATTTTTTAATCAAATCAAATTCACCATAAGATATTGATATGTTTCTGTCTGAATAATTAAAAGCGTTTATATCGAAACCATCACCATTATGCCATTCGGTTATTTCGATGTAGCTGTGTTCTTTTGCACTTGCATCAAACTCCTTTAAATTGCAAAAGACTGCCTTCCTTTTGTAATTCTCAATGTCTTTCATAATTTTATTTATCTCTAAAGTTTTCAAACCATCCTTTTGCTTCTAATAAA